AAGATACGGATGAATAATGGCAGATAGTATCCCACCAGTCGCTGGCATGGCCGCGCCTGAAGGAGACATGGCTCCCGCTGACCTGATCAATCAGTTCAAAAAGGTTGAGCAGTCAAAGAAACTTGTTACATGGGTCAAGGCTGAGTACGACAAGGCTAAGATGGCCCGTAAGCTCGAGGAGCAGGAGTGGTATCTTCAGCTCTCGTTCTATAACGGCTACCAGTACAGCTCATGGACTAGCCGTGGCAATGCTCAGGTTCTAGCCGAAGAGCCAAACCCAACCGGCACCCCTCGCGTAACCGTGAACCGTATCGAGCCGATCATTCGTACCGAGATTGCTAAGACCACTTCCGGTCACCCAAGCGCAACTGTTCTCCCAGCATCTAACGATGATGACGACCTGATGGCTGCTCAAGCTGCCGAGCAGATCTGGCAGAGCATGTACGACAAGGCAAACTTCCAGACTGACATCCTTCAAAAGGCTGAGTTCTGGCGTGCAACTTGTGGCACCTCGTTTATCAAAACTTACTGGGATCCATCCGTCAAGGAAATCACTCCTAAGAGCATCACCAATCTATTCACTGGTCAGGCTCAGACTGTTCAGAGCGTTACCGCTATGGGTGACGTCAAGCACGAGGTTGTAACCCCATTCCACCTGTTCGTCCCAGATCTACAGGAAACTGATCTCGAGGCTCAGCCTTACATCTTCAACGTCTACACCAAGAGTCCTCAGTGGGTGAAGTCAAACTTCGCTAGCGTCCTGCCAAAGGACTTCCAGCCAACTCGCGTTCAGGCTTCTGAGATTATGAACGTCGCAATGATTGACTCAAAGGGCAACGACACCTCGAAGCCTGACGCAGTTCTGGTTATTGAGATGTGGGCCAAGCCAAACGGCTGCCCATTCCTGCCAAACGGTGGACTTGTCACCATTGTTGACAACGAAATCGTCCAGCTGGCTGAGAATGGCATCCCATACGCTCACAAGCAGTACCCTTTCGCTCACCTGCACTCGATTCCAACTGGAAAGTTCTACCGCCGTTCGGTCATCAAGAGCCTGATTCCTATTCAGCGTGAGTACAACCGTTTGCGTTCGCAGATCATTCAGGCTAAGAACCTGATGGCTAAACCTCAGATGATGTTCACCGAGGGTTCTGTCGACCCTCGCAAGGTAACCGCTAAGGCTGGCGTCTGGATTCCAGTTCGTCCGGGTTTCCCAATGCCTCAGCCAGTACCTATCCAGCCGCTTCCTAGCTATGTGGTGAACGAAGTGCAGCAGCTTCAGGCAGACTTCGAGGACATCTCGGGTCAGCACCAAGTTTCCCGTGGTGAGTCTGGTGGCGTAACCGCCGCAACCGCTATCAACTACTTGCAGGAACGCGACGACGCTTATCTCACCACTGTTTTCTCCGCAATGGAAGCAGCAGTGGAGAAGGTTGCTAAGCAGTCGCTAAGCCTGTTCGTTCAGTACGTAGACCAGCCACGCATCGTCAAGGTAACTGGCGATGACGGTTCGTTCGACGCAATGGTTCTATCTGGTGCTGACGTAGCATCCGGTACTGACATCCGTATCGAGTCTGGCTCGGCTCTGCCTACTAGCAAGTCGGCACGTCAGGCTCTGATTACTGACTGGATGAAGATGGGCTTCATCAGCCCACAGGATGGCCTAAGCATCCTTGACATGGGCATGCTGAAGAAGTACTACAACATCATCAAGATGGATGAGAACCAAGCATCTCGTGAGAACCTGATGATGAAGCGTCTTGACGACCAGCAGATCACTCAGTACCAGACTCAGTGGGAACAGGGCGCAGCTGCTGGCCAGCTCGACAAGACTATGCCGGGAGCCGTTGACGCAAACGGTCAGCCTATCGGTCTTGCCATCCCACCGGTTATTCCAGTTCACGACTACGACAACCACGCGGTTCACATCGAGGTTCACAACCGATTCCGCAAGTCGCAGGCGTTTGAAGCACTCTCTCAGTCCGTACAGGCTGAGTTCCAGAAGCACGTATCGATGCACGAGAACGCGCTTCAGGCTAAACTTGCTCAGCAAATGCAGATGCAGGCGTTGAGTCAAGGCGCTCCACAGGGCGCTCCACAGGCTGAGACCCCTCCGCCGCCAGCACAGTAAAGGAAAGAAATGTCTGAAAACGAGACGCAGGCAGAACAACCAACAGTGGAGACTCCTGCTGTTGAGACGCCAGCAGAAGAAACAAAGCTACACCCTGCCTACGACAAGCTCCTCGCAGAAATCCCAGAGGCTTGGCACTCGAAGGTAACCCCATTCCTTCAGGAGCAGGACCGTAACTTCCAGCAGCAGCTCGAGAAGTACACTCCGTTCAAGGATTACGTAGATCAGGCTGATCTAGTATCAAGCGGTTTGAATCTTGCTAAGGCTATCGAGAGCGACCCTGTAGAGGTTTTCAACAGCCTCAAGGAGTACCTCGTAGAGAACGGCATGCTCGAGAAGGATGCTGAAAAGCAGGCTGCTGAGATTGTCTCGGAGCAGGCTGAGGAGCAGGACGAAGAGCTTCCACCAGCTTTGAAGAAGAAGCTGGACGAACTTGAGAGCTTCAAGACTGAGCAGGAGCAGCGTGCTTACCAGCAGGAGTTGGAGAAGGCTACCGAAGTTGCCGCTCAGGAACTTGACCGTGACATGGCTACTCTCAAGTCGCAGTTCTCGATTACCGAAGCTCACGAAATGGCTATTTACAACCTGATGAACGCCGCACTTGGCGCAGGTCAGGAACTGTCTGTTGCAGATGCTGCTAAGCAGCTTCAGCAGATGGTAGGAAACTTCACCGCTGTTGGTGGCGCTGCTCAGCAGTCTGCGCCAGTAGTGGTGGGATCATCTGGTGGCGCTGGTGTGCCAGCACCTGACCTTTCCGTCCCGAAGGATGACAAGGGCAAGAAGGAAATGCTGGCTCAAATGTTCCAGCAATACAACGCCGCTAGGTAAAAACCAAGAGATTAGCCCCGGAATACTTTTCCGGGGTTTTTCTTTTATGTGCTATGATCTGATTACAGTCGGAGTTACAGCTGCGCTCGCAGTCAGGGACGTATGACGAGAAAAAACAATCTTCCATTTCAATCACTTTAGGAGAGTGAATCATGGCAGGTCAGGGTATTCTGACTTTTGCCTCGGAAGCTCTGAAGCTCGTCTACGGCGATCTTCACGAACAGCTCCGAGACAAGACCCCTGCGCTGGACTTCATTGAGTCGAGCGCATCCAACCTTACCCAGAACGGTAAGGAAGCTATCTTCGATACTCACATTGGTCGTAACCAAGGTATCGGTGCGCGTGGTGTACGCGAGACTCTGCCATCGGCAGGCGCTCAGAAGTACAAGCAGGCTCACCTGTACCTGAAGAACTTCTACGGTGCTATCGAGGTTGACGGTCAGCTCTTCGAGCAGGCTGCTGACAACTACAACTCGTTCATCAACGTTGTTGACGCTGAAATCAAGGGCCTGAAGAAGGACCTTGCTCGCGACTTCAACCGTCAGATTTACGGCAACGGAACCGGTACCATCGCAACCGTAGCAACTGCTGCTACCAGCGCGACCATCGCTTTCGACACCGTAACTTGGGCAGACGTTGACATGACTGTTGACATGCTGAGCTACGCAACTCTTGGCAACGCAACCCCAACCAAGCTGAACAGCTCGGCTGTTCTGACCATTGTTTCGATCGACGAGACTGCAAAGACCATTACCTTCGACGCTTCGGTTGCTGCAACCGTTGGTTCGGTAATCGTTCGCAGCTCGAACGGTGTAAACAACTGGAACAAGGAGCTTACCGGTCTGGGCGCAATCGTCAAGGCTACTGGTTCGCTTCACGGTATCGACCCATCGTCGGTTCCAGTATGGGCTGCTACTGAGGCTGCTCTGACTGGTGCTGGTGGCGGTACCCTGACCGAGCTTGACTTGATCAACCTCGTACAGAAGGTTGACAAGAAGGGTGGCGAGGTTGACGTATTCCTAGCTTCGCCGGGTGTCTACAACGCTTACTGGAACCTGCTTCAGGGCATGCGCCAGTTCACCAACGGTGCAGGTTTGACCGGTGGTCAGCGTTCGTTCACCTTCGAGGCTCTGGGTAAGCCAATCAAGTTCGTTTCGGACTACGCAGCCCCAAGCAACACCCTCTACGCACTGTCGAGCAGCGAGCTGGTTATCAACCGCAAGCGCGACTGGGCTTGGATGGACCGCGATGGCTCGATGTGGCAGCGCGTTGGAGAGACCGACGCCTATCAGGCACGTCTCTTCCAGTACAGCGACCTCGGTACCTACCGTCGTAACGCTCACGCGAAGCTGACCAACATCAAGGAACTGTAAATCTAGTTCCGTAAAAACTCCCCCGGTCTCTATCCGTCTCGTAGGGACCGGGGGTTTTTTATTAGACTATTACCATGAGCGATTACTTAGACTTCTCCCGCATTGGCGGATTGTATAACTCCGAACACCGACGCATTGCTGAAGTGATTCAGGACGTATTCCCAACTGTTCACTTGATTCGTATGGAGCCTTACATGGATGGCTTCAACCCTGAGCGACCATACGGCCTCTACGATCGACCTGCTCGACTTGACGTGCCAGAGTATCTGATTCGCACTGTCGCTGAGTCTGAGATTGATCACCGTTTGCTAGCCGAGCTGATTAGAAACAACATGCACGACCCAAACTCAGAGGTAAGTAAGATACAATTACTTGAGATGGCTTACGCGCTGACTGAGGCAAAGCGTGAAGAGGAAATCCTTGCTGAAAAGAAGGATCTTATGAAGAGCATGATGTCCTCTAAGAAGCACTCTTACACTCACAACGGCCAGACTCTAAGGAAGTAAGATGCCAGCAGAAGAGTTCTCACATACTGGAACAGACGTAGCCGATCGCATCCGATCGCTATTTGGTGACTCTTCTGGCGCTCAGCTGGCTGATGCCTCGATCCTTCGCTGGATCAATGATGGTCAGCGTGAGATTGTAAACAGCAACCCTATTCTGCGTGCGACCAAGACCACAGATTTGTTGGCTGGTCAGCAAGACTACTCGTTCCCATCAGACAAAGTGTTGGTGATCGAAGCCGTATATATCAACGGGTATCCGATTACCGCGATCTCTCCACAAGAGGCTCGCGAGTACATCAAGTCCCAAGACCCTACGGGCATTGTCACGGCAGATCGACCCAGTGTCTGGTGGGAGCGAGCAGGTGTAATCTCGTTCTACCCAATCCCTAGCACTACCTACACCAGCGGATTCAAGCTGGAGTACATCAAAGTCCCAGCGCCAATCTTCAGTTTCTCTGACGTTCTAGGCGTGCCTGACCGCTACTTCAACGAGCTGGTCAACTACGTGATGTCTCAGGCGCTGGAGATGGACGAGAACTTTGACGCAGCAAGCCTCAAGGCAGCCCAGTTCCGTGACGGTCTAAACCGATTGTCGCAGAAGGACAACGTATCGATGTCTGAGCTGTACCCAAGCGTTATGCCTGACCCTCTGGACTTCTAATGTCAATGACGATCCGCTCAAGGAGCGCAGACCTACAGAAGTTCACCGGCGGTCTAAACAACTACTGGGACCAGTCCTCGATTGCAGATAACGAGCTAGCCGACATCGTAAACTTTGAGTTTGCTTTGAATGGTGCGCTTAGTTCGCGTCCACCGATCTACACCGAGAAGAATGGCGGAGCGGTAATCGTTACGCCAGTTGCCGGTCAGCCAATCGACATCATCGGTACTTACGTCACTGCTAGCGGCACTCGCTATCTAGTCGTAGTCACCACCGCTAAAACTTGGCTCTACAACATTGCCACCAAGACTTACACTCAGATTGCTACCTTCAAGGCTTCTGACTGCGCTCAGTACGATAACAAGATTCTGCTCTGCTGCACCACTCAGGCTGGCGGTTACTGGGAGAACGGCACGTTCACTTCCACTCCAACCATGCCAAATCTTGGCGGTCTCCAGCTTTTCCAAAACCGCTTCTTTGGCTACGGCGTGCAGGGAACTTCGACCGCTAACACTGTTTACTGGTCTGACATCACTACCTTCGGCCCAGCTGGCGAACTAACCTCCATCTGGTCTTGGAAGGACGCCACCAACAACTACTTCTATGTAGAAATCGGAACTGGTGACGGTCAGTGGATTACCGCAATGATCCTTGGCTACAACGATATTGTGATATTCCGCAATCGTTCCACCTACCGCTACTCCTACGGCGACACTCCTGACCTCGGTAACATGCAGGCGATGCAGCAGGATATCGGTGCTGAGAACAAGTGGTCAGTTGTCAAGTTTGAGAACGCTCACTTTGTTCTGTCGTCGGGCATCCTCTACAAGTACCAGAACTGGCTGTTCTACCCATTGAACGCTCAGCGCGTGAAGATGACCTCATCTGACGATCCAAACAATCACCGCATCCAGCACGCTATCAGCATCATCGGCCGTCGCTGCCTCGTTTGGCACAACGGCATGCTCTACTCGTACAACTTGGACACTGATACTTGGTCTCGCTGGGAAACCCAGTCTGACATTTGCTACTTCGTGCAGGCTCCACGCATGAGCGAGGACATCAATGAGACCTCGTTCTACGGCGTATCTGGCGCAATCGACATCACTGGAACTGGCGTAACTGAACACTCGCTCTGGCGCATTGAGGACCAGCCAGTTTCTGCAACTGGATCTGAACCATTCAACTGCCGTATGCAGACCAAGATTTACGACATGGATACCCCTGTTGAATGGAAGCGCCTGTACTTCTGGAGCGCCGACGTTCAGTCTGCAAACCCAATCAAGGCAGTTGCTTACCCGGTAGCAATCCCTGAAGCTGCTCCAGTGGTTACTTGGGACGAAGTTTCCAAGGACTACTCGGCTGAGGCAGAGTTCTTCAGCTGGGACGACTTGTCCAAGGATGGCAGCTCGGACGTAGTTTACGGAACTTGGGATTCGCCAAAGACTGCATCTGGTGGAGTTTCCTCGGTTGTTGCGCTGGTCTCAACCGGCAAGCCGCAGCGAACTGAAGTGAAGCTAAACCAGTCGCTCCGTTTCCGTCGTATCTACTTTGAACTATACTTAGATTGTGACGGTACGGCGTCCACTTCACCAGTACAGGTATTCAGCATCATCC